AGGGTTCTGTCTCTCCCTTAAACGAGACTGCAAACAGCAATAGCTGCAAGGAAAGAAATGCCCGAGACTGATTCGCCAGAGGAGTTAGAGGATTATCACGAGATTCTAAACAAGGCAGGAGATAAACTTCCAAAGCCAACAGGATGGAAAGTTTTAGTCGCTGTGCCAAAAGTAGATCGAGTGACCGATGGTGGTATCTATAAGCCTGACGAAGCAATTAACGTTGAGGAGGTAGGTACGATAATCGGATTGGTTCTTCAAATGGGAGATCTTGCTTTCAAAGATCCAAAGAAGTTCCCAACGGGACCTTGGTGCCATCGTGGTGATTACATCATGATGCGTTCTTATTCAGGTACTAGGTTCAAGGTTGGTGGACAGGAGTTCCGATTGATCAACGACGACACGATAGAAGCTGTTGTTGACGATCCTAGAGGGGTTGCAAAGGTATTATGAGTAGTGAACAAATCATCTCATCGACTGAAGACGATGCACTAGATGATTCGATTTCTGAAGATGGTGGCATTGAGGTTGATATCATCGATGATACTCCGGAAGAGGACAGGGGAAGGATTCCTCCTGTTGAAAGATCTTCCGAAGATCATGAAGAAGAAATCTCCACCGTAGGTAAGAAAGTTCAGAAAAGGATCAAGAAACTCAAGCATGAATTTCATGAAGAAAGAAGGGCGAAGGAAGCGTCTATTCGTTTAAGAGACGAAGCCGTTGTCCATGCTCAGCGAGTACACAGAGAAAATCAAAAGCTTAGAGATTTGGTTAATCGAGGAGAGCAAGTTCTTGTCGATGAGGTCAAAACTAGAACTGAGAAAGAACTTGAGTCTGCAAAATTTCAACTCAAGAAAGCTCATGAGGAAGGTGATCCTGATTCGATCGTAGATGCCCAAGAGCTTTTATCGAGAGCGTCTTACGATTCTCAGAAGGCTTTAGAGTATGTCCCTTCGGCTAATCAAATGCCGGAGCAGCAGCCGCAGGCAGTCAGGCCGCAATCACAGCCTGATGCTAAAGCTGCTAATTGGGCTAGTGAGAATCCCTGGTTCCGAACAGATCGAGAAATGACGGCTGTAGCATTAGCTGTTCATGAAGATCTTGTTACCAGCGGTATTGATGCAAAGTCTGATGGATATTATCAGGCAATAGATAAGAGAATGAAAGAAAGATTTCCAGAAAAATTTGACGATAATGATCAGCAGGAGATAGATATCTCTGAAGATTCGGATCTTCGTTCCGATGGGAATCGTCAAAGACCCTCGACGGTGGTGGCACCTGCAAAAAGAACATCTGGTGCAAGACCGCGCAAAGTCCATTTAACGAAGACCCAAGTTGCTCTCGCAAGTAGGTTGGGTATCACTCCTGAAGGTTATGCCAAACAGCTCTTAAAGTTGGAGAATCAAAATGGCTAGAGGCGACAACGCCAATGAGGAACAGGATCCTCGCGCTAAAAGAGAACATGACACCAGAGAGGTGTCTTCTCGCCCGACTTCCTGGAAACCACCTACGGTACTTCCTACTCCCGAACCGCAAGAAGGTTGGGAGTTTCGTTGGATTCGCATCTCCATGCGTGGGGATGTGGACAACACGAATGTTTCCCGCAAATATCGGGAAGGCTGGGAGCCCGTTAAGTTGGAAGATTATCCTGAGTTAAAGCTGATTCCGGATATCGATAATCGATTCGATGGAGCAGCGGTACTTGGCGGCTTGATGCTTTGTAAGAACACGACTGAGCTTATGCAGCAAAAGCGTGACTACATGGCAAGTCAGGCCAATCTTCAAATGGAAGCCGTGGATAACAATTTAATGAGAGAAAATGATGCGAGAATGCCTTTACTGTCTCCGGACAGAAGCACTCGCGTCAAGTTTGGCGACGGCTCTTAGGAGATGTACTCCTACAAGTCGCCGCTTGATTTTTAGGAGAAGCTAAAATGGCTACGCATGGAGGGCTTTGGCCCGAAAGCTCGATTCTCTCCGGAGAGTCGGTCATCCGGTCGTTTAAGATTTTAAACGGCGATGCGACGAACATGCTTCAAGGCGATCTAATGGTTATGCATGACAATGGTTATGTTGAGCCCAGTGATGGCGTTGATGATGTTGCAGTCGTGGGTGTATTTACGGGTTGTGAATACACCGATTCCAATGGTCAGAGAGTTCGCGACAACAAGTACGTCGAAGATATTAGCAGAGATGATTCGATTGCATTTGTAAATGTAAATCCGTTTCAGCTTTACAAAATTGCTATTGCTGACTCTGACACTGACTCGACTCTTACTCAGACTGCCGCAATCGGCGAATCGTATGACATTGAGTACAACACTGGGGACACCACTCTTGGTTTAAGTGGTATGAACCTTGATTCCGGAAGCACGGCTGCTGTAACGGCTCAGCTTCGCGTTGTTGCACTCACGAATGACGATGGTGTTGATTACTTGACTCAGGCTACTGGGACTTCGTATTCGCACGCGATTGTTCAGATCGATCCTAACACGAGCTTCTGGCTCGGTGTTGGCGTTAGCTAGGAAAGGAGTAACTAATCATGGCTATTTCTAGAGCGCAAATGATGAAGGAACTCCTGCCGGGGCTAAATGAGCTTTTCGGTTTGGAGTACGACTCGTATGAAAACGAGCATACGGATATTTACGAGATGGAGTCTTCAGACAGAGCGTTTGAAGAGGAAGTCCAGCTTTCGGGGTTTGGTTCTGCTCCGGTGAAGTCTGAGGGTGCTGCTATCGCTTACGATACGGCGCAGGAAGCTTTCACGGCTCGCTACAACCATGAGACGGTTGCTCTTGGGTTCTCCATTACGGAGGAGGCGATCGAGGATAATCTTTATGATTCTCTCTCGGCTCGCTACACCAAGGCTCTTGCTCGTGCTGCGGCGAACACGAAGCAGGTTAAGGCTGCATTCCCGTTGAACAACGGGTTCAGTACGTCTTTCCAGAGCGGCGATGGACAGAACTTGTTCAGCACGGCTCACCCGCTTGTTTCGGGTGGAACGAATGCGAACACGCCTTCAACCCAATCGGACCTCAATGAGACCTCGCTTGAGCAGGCTGTGATTGATATCGCAGGTTTTACTGATCAACGCGGTCTCAAGATTGCGGCTCGTCCCCGACGGTTGATTGTCCCTCCGGAGCTGATGTTCGTGGCTACTCGTATCCTTGATACGGAGCTTCGACCCAGCACGTCTGACAATGACATCAATGCCCTCCGCACCAACGGTGCGATTCCTCAGGGATACCGTGTCAACCACTATCTGACTGATGCTCAGAACGATGCGTGGTTTGTGATTACCGATGTGCCGAATGGCATGAAGGGATTCACTCGGACTCCATTGACTAATTCGATGGATGGTGACTTTGATACTGGCAACGTTCGATACAAGTGCCGAGAGCGATACAGCTTCGGTGTTTCGGACCCGCTTGGCATCTACGGAACCTCGGGTTCGGCGTAATTAGGAAACTGCGGGAAACTCCCGTAGGGGGAGGGGAGGTTAATCGGGCGATTCCTCCCTTCCCCATTCCTATCGTATGACTCCTTTAAGCGAAAGAGAACTTGGTTCTATCCAAGAGAAGCTCAAGAATATAGAGCATCGCGTAAGGAATGATAAGACCATAATAAACGCTTTACTTGAGGAAGTGGATTCAGTTCGTCTTGAGCTGAACCAATTCAAGTACAGGGTTTATGGTGCTGGCTCTGCTTTCATTTTGGTTGCAGGGCTATTAGCATGGGTCTTTGAGTTGTTGCAAGGGAAATAAATGGCTATTAAACGCGGTAGTGAAACATTCTCTGGCTACAATAGTCCCAAGAGAACTCCCAATCATAAAACTAAAAGTCATGCTGTTCTCGCAAAAGAAGGTGAGAATATAAAGCTGATTCGATTCGGAGAGCAGGGAGCAAAGACTGCTGGCGAACCCAAGGCGGGCGAGTCAGATATGATGAAGGCAAAGCGTAAGTCCTTCAAGGCCCGACATGGCAAGAACATTGCTAAGGGTAAGATGTCTGCTGCTTATTGGGCAGATAGAGCTAAGTGGTAAACCAAAGCCTGACAGACTTAAACGACAGCACGCGGACTGTCAGGCAAATTGCGTGCAATGAGGTGATTCAAAATGGGTAAGACAACTTTTAGTGGGCCGATCAAAGCAGGAACGATTTCAAACACGACTGGAACGACTCTCGGCACGAATGTTGCCAATGTCGGGTCTGTTGTCATGTCGCAGGCCGTTGCTTGGCAGCAGACAACTACTGTTGACACTGGCATAACTATTCCTGC